TCATAACGAACATAAGCAGGAATAGCTTGACTTCTTGTCTTTGCTTTTGAAAGAATAATGTCATCTTCTGTAATATATTGAAAGAATGATTTCATGGTTTATTGATAATCCTTAGATGAGGGGTCATCACTCCAATCCGACCATAAATTACCAAAATTTTTCCTATCCACTTCATCTCCGGTGTACTCATCGGAGATTTTTTCATTTGGTTTCTTGCTAGTTGGTTTTTTCTTGGCTTTTTTCTTGGGTGGTTGTTTTTTCATTTTGGACTTTATGTCCATGTACATCTCACCAAATAATTCAGGATCAATAGCACCAGACTCAACAAGATCAATGATGACATCTGGGGGAAACATCATGTTCATATACACCATTTCTTCATCTGATGATTTTTTCCTTGGTTTATTTGTTGGATCTTCGTTATCCATGATATCTTTCATTTTTTGTGTATTTTCTGAAAGATACTCCATCATTTTTTTAAAGTCTTCTTCTGTTTGTTCGTCTAAAGGATCTCCATGTTCCCCTATATGATTCTCGATCATTTTGTCTATTTCATCTTCTATGTCTTTTTTTAGTTTTATTATGTTTTCATCATTATCTTGTCTTCGCTTCTCAATTTCATACATTTTTATGGCTTGTTCACAGGGGGTAGAAGTCATCATTATAGAAGATCTAGGAATAGAAAATATTTTTTCTAATGAAAAAACACTCCAGTTTTTTATTATCACTACTTCTTTTGGTCTCATTGTATGATCTTGAGTAAGAAATGATTTAAAAACCATTGGTCTTTCTATTATCAAGTATTCTGGATCAGAATCCGTTATGCGAGTTATTACCTCGTCTCCGTTATTCATTTTCAATAGATGGTATTCTTCTCCCATCGGGATTCCTTTCTAAAGAAACAGAGGTTATCTTGAAGTGAAATCTCTCTTTCTTATATATTCTCATTCTTTCTTCTAAATGTCTAAAGGTATGGTTCTTGTATTTCTTGTAAATTAAATCATCCGAAATATCATAAACAGTCACAACTTCTTTTGTTTCGCTCTTTCTCAAGCCTCTGCCAATAGATTGAAGTACGCGAATGCAGGATTTAGAAGGAGATGCAAATATAATATTATGAATGTTGCGTATGTTAATACCTGTACTTGTGGTTCCATAACTTGCTACCAATATCGAATTACTGCTTGAATCTACTACTCTTCGAATCTCTTCACGTAATTCTGTTTCTGTTTTACCGTGAATAAAATGTATTTCCTTGTCAGAGTTTTTCAATAACTCTATCAAGGGCTTTCCTTGTTTTTCGACATAATTAAAAAGAATAAGAGTGTTTCCTTTTAATTTTTCTGCAAGATCTGTTATGAATTTATTTCTATCAGGGTCCGTGACAATCCACTCTATTTCTTCCTGATATGTTCTTCTTTTTAATTTATTTTTATCTTTGTCAGAATGCTTTATCAACAAACATTCAATATTTAATTCTGATAATATTTCTTTGTCTATTAAATCTTTAGTGGTAGTAACTTTATATGTTTTGCCAAACAGTCCTTCAATTATCAATCTATGAACTTGCAAGCCATCTAAAGTACCTGTTGTCCCTATCCTGTAGGGGCAATGTTTTAATTTTGTCATTATCTTGACAAGCGAGTTGCTTTTATACTGATGGCATTCATCTCCAAATACGACTGAGAAGGAATCGAACCACTCTTTTGGTTCTCGAAAAACGCTTTGCCATGTTGTCACCACGACTCGTTTTGCAGTTTCTTTGCTTCTTCCTGAATGTATACCATGACAATGCAGAGATGCTTTCCATGGTGTTCCTCCAGAATACTCCGAGAAATCCGAGATCATTTGTTGAACTAGTCCAGTGGTGGGGACAATGATTAAAATCTTCTTTTCTGGAGGTATAACTTTCAGATAATATCTCAGCAGCCCGTATATGATCATGCTCTTTCCAGAACCTGTCGGGGACAACAGTAGACATCTTTTTTGCTCTAATGCGTGCTTTATGGCGTTTACTTGGTAGGAGTGGAGCTTTACGGGATTTCCTGAAAGTCGTGGATCTAAATGGTTTTCTATAAATTGACATAGTATTTCCCTGTCTATGGTGGAAGTTTTTTCTTCAAATCCTGATATTTCATAATTTCTATCAGCTGCAAATTTTTTAACATAGTCCAAAAGACCACGATATATTAAATGATTGTGAAATCCAAATAATCTTATTTTGCCATCCCAAAATTTATTTCTGTAGGCGGGCATGTATTTATGATTGGGAACGTCAAATGTAAAATATTGGCTTAGCTCTTTTGCTATGCCTTTTTCTGTCTCAAGACGAATGAATACGGTGTCTATTTCCGTAACATTTATCTTTTCACTGTCCATTTGTGAACTTCATCCAGTCTATTGCAGATCGAATAGACCATTGCCTATTTGATATTATTTTGACAATATCTTCAACATAATTAATTATTCGGGTTATTTCATTTAATTTATTTTGAAGTTCGATTAATTCTATATCAGCGTATAATATACGATCCACATCAGTGCGTAAAATATTTAAATCAAAAGGCTCCCACCCCAGTTCTTTTTGCTGCTCTTCTGACATCTTTCCGGTGTAATACAGCCACTTGTTTTTCTCAAGTATCTTGTATTCGTTCTCTGTTTTGTCCTTCTTGTTTTTAAGCCTCATTAACAGCATTAGATACTTATTATGAAGCTGGGGTGTACGAAGAGACTCCGCAGCCAAGTCAGACTCATCGATCTTTAAATCGCTTTCAATCGCTTTGAAATCCAATTCCATTATTATACCTCATATATCAATAAGTTCAAAATGAGAATATGCAAAATTCACGCTGGTTACGATCGGTTCAGTTGTGGTGGAAGTTACGGCAAAATTTACTGATCCAAGTGTGATTGGAAATAAATTATAAAACATAATTTTCATAATTGGTTTATATGTACTATTTGTTATCAATAAAGAACCATTTGAAAATTTATCTTTATGTTTTATTGCATCCTTAAAATCTTCCATATTTCCAAGAGATCGTACCCAATTATAGATTTCCTTCCAGCTTTTCATTTCATTATCTAAAAGGAAAGATACCTGTAGATCATCGAAAATAAAACTTGTAGTTGGTATCTTAGGAAATGTACTGAAAATTGCTGGTTGGTTTATAGCCCTTGAGGTAAGCATGGGTATATTTGCAGATTGTACATAATATCTGAAAGTTGGAATTTTATCAATATCAAAAACAAAAAAATTATTTACCAGATAATTGGTATTTTCTGGTGCATTACCACGAACTGAATTAGGATTACAATCTGTCATATTAGTATTTATGAAAACAAACAGGGGGCATTTCTGCCCCCTGTTTGGTCTAAGTTAGTTACTAGCTATCAGAAGTTCATACCAGTCACACCCATACCGTGGAGGTTTTCTACACGGAAGAGACGGTAATATTGGTTCTTACCGACTCCATCAGGAACACGGATATTTGTATTCTCAGCGAAGGGGTTGGCGACCATGCCGTAGCGGGTCTTGAAGCCAATCTTCGGTTGGAAGGTGTCTTGTCCAACTGAGCGGAACATTTGTAGCGGGACATAGGGGCAGTAGAACAAGCCTGCGTCGTAGGCGATTTGTCCCTTATATCCAACGACAGCGAAGTTAACGCCGGTTGGAGCGTAGGGATCGATGAAGACGCGGAACTTGCCGTTAAGAACGCCTGCGAACACATTACCGGTATCGTCAACTTCGAGATTGACATTGAGTGCCGGTGAGATGTTGAGGTATCCACCCATGGCGAGTGCTGAAGCAACATCGCTTGAGCAGATTACGAAGTTACCCTTGCCACGGCGAGTTTCCTTGGCGATGGTGTTTGCTTCGCGTTCGATTTGGAACATGAGACCACGGAAGCGTTCTGCTGACCAACGACCGTCTGAGTCGAATACTAAGTCATAAGTACCAGAGGTCTTGAGATCTCCTTGACGGCATCCTTGTTTAGCGTTACGATAAACGGTTCCAAGAATTTCACGATTTATTTCGTGGAGAATTTCTTGGGAAAGAATGTTGGCAAGTTCAGTTTCTGCGTCGAGACCGTGAACAGCCTTGAGATCTTGAGCAAGTTCAGTGGTGTATTCAGCCTTTAGAGCACGGCTACGAGCTTCGACAGCGAGGCGTTCAATGGTGAATGACATCTCTTGGAATGGCCTATTCGCGTTTCCAAGTTGTTCTGCTTCATTGGTAAGCATTCCACGGAAAGATTCGAAGAAAGTTGCACCTATACCGAAGTTACCAGCACTCGTACCACAAAGACCACGCCAGAAGAATGGGTCTTTGTTAGCTGCTTCAATATTTCCTGCAGAGAATCCACCAGCATCAACTGTCCAGGTATTTCCTCTACCTGAGAATGCAGACAGTGGTTGTTGGAAGAGAGCTTCACGGAAATTCGGATCACTTTGAATACCGTCTGCATCGAATGCAGTACCGGTCTTGTATTGATCTTGAGTGCCGTAACGAGAACGCATTGCGAAGATAAGACCGGTGGGAGCAGTCATTGGCTGAACGCCGGTGATATCGTAAGCAATCAAATTAGGCATTGCACGACGAACGAGGCTGATGAGCACGGGGCTATAACCAGCGAGAGCGTTGTTTGCTGAGCCAACTTGTGGGTTGAGGAATGCTCCACCCATTTCGTTGCCGTATTCGGTGAGGAATTGTTCACGCATTGCTTTTTCTTGGTTCTCAAGAAGAACAGCAGTGCACTTCTTTCGGTGAGAATCACCGATTGCGGGAAGAGCTTCGTGATTTAGAAGCGGTTCCCATTTTTCGACTAAAGTGTCGTATGGGGTAGTATTTGCAAAGTCCATTTATTTTCTCCTTATTGAATTGTTAAACTTATTTCTTTGCTTGTCTATTGAGTGCGGACATATAAACGCTCATGCTATCGCTAGCAGGTGCGGCTATTGTTTTATCGGTAGTCTCTTCGAACGATTCGAAGAGCGGTTTGATTCTGTTTGAGCTCATTTGCTTGACATAGGTTTCTTTGAGAACATTCAGTTTTTCAGTGTATTGTTCAACTGAATTATATTCAAGACCTTCTGTAAGCGAAGCAAGTTTTTCGATTTGAGTATCAGTCAATCCATCAGTGCTTTCGAGGAAAGTCATGTTGCATTGATATTCGAGAAGTTGCTTGTTGAGTTCGATTGATTCGTTGATCTTTTCATTGAGCTGGGCTTCCAGTTCATCAGTTCTCTCTTGTAGGCTATCGAGAAGATCATTTTT